TCAGGCGAAGCCCTCAAGAATCAGATTGCCGTCGGCATGGCTCCGGCAGTCGAAAACCTAATGAAAAAAGGAACCGACCTATTCGTGCGGCTGCAAGAAGCCGCCGAAGGGTCGGGCATTTTAGAGGTTTTCGGTGCGCTGCTTGACGTGGTATCCGCGCTCGAGCCGCTTTTTGATGTGCTTTTCGGCACGGCAGAGGATGGCGTGCCTGTGCTGCAAACCCTTGCGCTTGCGCTGGGCGTTCTGGCCGACGCGCTGACCATAGTAGCCAACACGATAGCCATAGTGATAGAGCTTTTTAAGCAGTTGTTTAATCTTATCAGCGGCAAGGGCTTTGACGACAGCAACCTTACGCGCTACGGCGAAAATATAGCCAAGGTTTTTAGCAACGAGGGGGCGAGTGCCCGCGCGTGGAGCGGCGGCTTTGGCAAAAACATAGGCCGCAACGCGGACGGCACGGACTACTGGCCCGGCGGGTTGACATGGGTCGGCGAACGCGGGCCGGAGCTGGTATCCTTGCCGCAGGGGAGCAGGGTATACAGCGCAGAGGACAGCCGCAACATGGGCGGCACGAATAATTATTATTTGACCGTGCAATCGCGCGACATGGAAACCGTGGCGGCAATGACGGCAACATTCAAACGCGCGAGGCAGGCAGAAAGGGCGAAGTAATGGCAAAAACAACCATAAAGACATATTTTACAGGCGGCACAGGGTTAGACAACATAATCCGGGTAGACGGCTCTGCCGAACAATGCCAAAAGTATGCAAGGGGGATAACAAGGCTTGATTATAGCGGGCTGATTGTTCCCGCAGGAAAGAAGGCAATATCCCACGCCGTAAAGCTGCACGTTGGTGCAGCTTACGAACAATACGGAACAAAGCGCAGCAAGAGCACGACTCCGCCAGACGGCTATACAATACAAGACACAACAAGCAACCCTGACTACGTATATATATACCCGACGCCTGCAATCCCGGCACGCGGGTTTGCGGCCATGCAGTATACTGCGGGATACGCAAACATCGTAAAAAGCTATGATGATTTACCGGACACGGTGGCAAGTGGAGATTGGATAACACTCGACCTGCCGCAAGGATATGACATACCGAGCGATGGCAGTATATATCTTGCGCAGATGTCGGCATATACCCCGATATCTAACCCGACAGATAATAGGATACCGGCAAAAATAGCATATAAGTATACAGCCGATAGCCTATATTATTATGACTTCTATTCACATTTTTGGACGAATTATACCGATCAGGAGCTATCAAGCCGCAGCTACATAGAAACGGTAATTGCAGACTGCCCGCAAACCCCGACCGTAAAAAGCCCGATACTGGGAGAGACGGTCGCGCCAAGCGGCGGCGTGGTGCGCTTCAGCTGGGCGCATAACCCCAGTCCGCAGAGCAATCTGCCGCAAAAGGGCTACAATCTGCAAATATCGGGTGACGGCCTGACGTGGGAGACAATCACCGCGACAAGCACCAGCCAATACGCCGATGTGCCGATTGCAAAAATCCCAAGCGGTAATTTTTACTGGCGCGTGCAGACCATAGACACAGACGACGCGCCCAGCGATTACAGCGACCAAGCATATGCATACTACGGCACGGCTCCGACCGCGCCCAGCATAGTGACCAGCGTATTCACAGCGGCAAAACCGCGCTTGATATGGACGACCACCTTCACACAGAGCGCATACAAGGTGCAAATTCTCAAGGGCGCAACCTATATAGTGGACATCACCGCCGAGAGCAGCGACCAATTTTATGATATCCCTGTCGCGCTTGAAAACGGGGAGCAGTACACCGTGCGCGTATCCGCACGGGACGAGGCGGCGCACTACAGCGCGTGGGCGGAGGATGCTATAACGGCGAACTACATAATACCTACCACGCCGACCTTCTTGCTTTCAAAAAAAAAAGATAGCATTGAGATAATAATAAGCCACAACCAAACGGGGATACTGCGATACGATATATACCGCTTTGCCCCCGGCGATACGGATTTTATACGCATTGGCAGTACCACGACAAAAAAATATAAGGACTGGTCTGTAATGGCCGGAAATGTCCGCTATAAAGTCATAGCCGTAAGTGATAGCGGCGAAAGCAAGGCCGCACAGCAGCAAACAGTGTTCGAGCTGACAACGGGGTGGCTTACGCCCGTGGACGACCCCTCGCACGCCTTCGAGGTACGCTACAACGTGCAGGACAGGTATCATACCGATTATGACGTTAGCATGATGGAATACGCGGGCCGCGAAAAGCCCGTGGCGGAGTTTGGGCAGATAGCGCAAAGGAGCATAAGCGTATCCTTTGCCACAAATGACAAGGACGCATACAAGGCACTCGAACGGGTGATACGGCAGCGCAAGACAGTGCTGTACCGAAATGCGCGGATGAAGATGTACGGCGTGTGCATAAGCCCCTCCGACCAGCCCGCGGACTACTACGGCATGATATACAATCTGTCGTTTGTCATCAACGAAGTCGAATATAGCGAGGTAGTATGATGCAGTTTGCACGGGCAGGATATACGGATACAGAGATACAGGCGGCACTTGTAGCGCCTACACGGCAAATCCGCGTGCGCTACGAACTGCTGGGGCGCGACTTACAATATAAGCGCGACATAACGACCGTATCCAGTGGAACTATAACTTTTGACAGCGCCGCAGCGATTATGCGCACGGCGCTGTTTGAAATGCGAGATGAAGAAATAGACTATCTCAGCGCGCGCGTCCGCCCCGTCTTTGGGCTGCGCATGGGTGATACGTGGGCAGAGTGGCCGCTGGGGGTATTTGTGTTGTCGTCGCCGGAGCGCGTAGCGAAAGCAAAGACGGTATCGCGCACGGTGGAGGCATACGACCTTAACCAGCTGCTAAAGACGGACGGCATATCCGCGCGGCTATACTATCCGGCAGGGACGCGCTATACAGACATAGTGCTTAACGTGCTGTATGGCGCGGGCATAACCCGCGCAAACATCGAAGGCGCAGAGGATACCATTGCCGAGGCGGTTGAGTATGCCCCGGGAGCATATCGGCTGGATATAATCAACGAGCTTTTAGCGGCAATAAATTATACGCCAATACACCCCGACGCAAACGGAATTTTTATCGCGCGCAAGCAAAGGGACATTGAACTGGGCGATATTGCGTACAAGTACAGCACCAAGCAAGATAGCGTGATAATGGGCGAGGCCAAAGAGGCTGTAGACTACTTTGACACGCCAAATAGATTTATCGCCTATGTATCGTCCCCCGAAGTTGCGCCTATGCGCGCGGTGTATGAAAACGCCGACCCACAGTCGCCATTAAGCACCAAAACAGGCAAGTGGTAACGGAAGTAATCGAACTGCGCGACATAAGCACACAGGCGGAGCTCGATGCGTATGTGCGCCGCCGTGCCATCGAAGCCGAGGCGGACTTGCACGGCATAGACTTTGCGACGGGGCTTATGCCCATGCATGGCTATAAGGACGTGTACCAATTTGAGCACGAGGTGCTTGGCATAAACGAGATTTACCAAGAGACCGCGTGGAGCATGGAACTGCGTGTGGGCGGCAAGATGCGGCACAAAGCAAGGAGAATAACGGAATGAATTTTGCTACCATAAAGGCCGTGTATGACGACGGGGTGACGCTGGCATTTGACGACGGCAGCGAATCCCAAAAGCATTATAAGGTTAACAGCGGCGTTGTTTTTAACGCGGGCGACCGCGTGCGAATTTTGGAGGATAACGGCACATATGTTGTTGAATATGTGGTAGGCCGGCCGATAAAGGCAATCAACGCAGGGACGGCAAGCACCGCAGGCAGCGCGAATAAGCTTAGTACTGCCCGACAAATCCGACTGACTGGCGACGTGGAAGGTACAGCTGACTTTGACGGCAGCGCGAATATCAGCATAAGTATAACGTCGCTGCGGACAGCCAAGCTGAAAAACGCCTTTGCCCCCAACGACAAAACGAAGGATATACAGCTATGGGCACAATATAATAATGCCCTGTGGTATCAGGTCGGCATGGGCACGCGTACCAAGCTGACCAACGGATAAGGAGGACACATGACCTACAACATCACCCTAACCGCCAACCACCAATCTTTGACCGCCGAATATCTCCCCCTTGCGGCTGAATCTGTGCAGTACCTTACCGCAAAGGTGATATGCGAGACAGAGGACTGGACAGGGCGCGAGATTAAGGCCATGTTTGGGCAGGGCTGCACGGTACACGAAGTGACCGTGACAGGCGGGGAGATAACCGCCAAGCAGCAGCTTAACCTTACAGCGGGCGACTGGCGCGTATGGCTTGTGGGCAACTCCGCACGGGATGGGGAGGTAATCCCGCGCATTACCACAAACATTGCGCATATCAGCGTAGCCCCGACAGGCGGCACAGAGGGTAATCCCTTCCCCACAATCCCGCCCACGGCGGAGGAACAGCTGCGCGCAGACATGGGCAATCTTGCCAACCTGACCACCAAGGACAAGAGCAGCCTCGTCGCGGCGATAAACGAGGCGGCAGCGGGCGGGGGCAGTAAAGATGCAGTAACGTACACCCCGCAAACCCTGACGGACAAGCAGAAGTCACAGGCCAGAACGAATATCGGGGCGTACACCAAGCCCGCCTCCGGCATCCCAAAATCCGACCTTGAGCAGGATGTGCAGACAAGCCTTGACAAGGCCGATACGGCTATATCTCTCGGCCTGACCGCCGCCACCCCCGGCCAGATAATCAAAGTCAAGGCCGTGCAGGACGGCAAGCCGACCGAGTGGGAGGCAGTGGATATGCCGGGCGGTGGCGAGACATGGGAAAAGGTTGCAGATATTGAACTGCGTGCAGATACGGCATTGTATGTGCTTGCTGACTTCGCAGTGTGGCGTAAAGCAAAAGTAATCATGAGGCGTCCGACATATGTCAGTGGGCTAGCCAAGAACGTGTGGTGCCGCGTTGTGGAGAAAAACAATGTAGCCGCCGCATTTTATTCTTGCGGATATTTAGCAGCGGAGTACGGATATTCTTACTGGGATTTTTCAGCAGAAGTTAGTAGCAATGTTATTTCATCGGCCACGCTGCGAAACAACAACACTAACGCTGCTGATAACGTTAGATCAACGCAAACGCTAACGCCGATCAATTTACCGCCAACGGCTTATGAGCTAACGCTGACATTCGTTGATACGTCTGTGATTCAGGATGGTGACAAGGTGACGGTAATAGGAGTGAGACGATGAAAAAATATATAAATGGCTCATATATAGATATGACTGCGGAAGAAATAGCCCAGCTTGAGCGGCTTGCGGCAGAACAGCCCGCACCCGAACCCACGGCGGAAGAAAGAATTGCAACGCTTGAAGAAGCGTTAAATATGCTTTTATCGGGGGCGACGGAATGACGGACGAACTTCGTGAAAAAATCCTTGCTTATAACCGCAGGATAAAGGCCGACCGCGCGGAGCGGGACGAGCTGCAAGCCAAGCTTGACCGCATCCGCGAGGCGGTAGATGGCATGACGGGGCTGCCGAGCGCATCAAAGCTTGCGGCCTTTTTGGAGACTATCAGAGAGATTATAAAGCCAAAGGAGGGCTAAAAAATAATGAAAAGATACTTTGCAATGTTGCTTGCCATTGTGCTGCTGTGCCTATGCACGGGCGCAGTAGCTATGGGCTGGGGGCGCACGGATAATCCGCCCCCGACTTATACCGTGACCGTCACTAAGCTGGACAAGGTGGCGACCACCAGCGGCGCGGCCTATACCCCTGCACCGGGCAAAACCGCCGCCGTGGGCACGGTGGTGTACTTTACGGCAAAATTTGCAGATGCCGAAGGCAGTCCCGTGCAGGGCACTATCAATCTTACGGATATGGACGTGCTGTATCTTGACGGCGATGTAGTCGCCGCGATAGTCACAGGCTCATACCCCGCCGTGCGGGCGGTATACGAGTATACCACCCCATTGGCGGAGCTGACCTATGACGGCAAGCCCGTGACCATAAGCGGGGATACCGTGACCATAGGCAGCTTGACCTTCACCCGCCGCAATGGCGTGGCGGTAGATGTGTCCATAGCGGGCGGCCTTGCCGACCTGACCCGCGAGCTGAATGCGCTGAGCATGACGCTGGACGATATCTACGCGGGCAAGATATACATGGACGATGCTGCGCTTGTGGCAAATCTCGGGCAGCACATCAAAGCCGAGGCCACGGCGGTATGGGGTGCTGATAGCGTGGTAGTGCGCACACCCGACCTCCCGCAGACCGGCTCCGCCCCCGTGTATATAGGCTATATAATGATTCTTGTCGCGCTGGCCTTGGGAGTAAGAGTATGGGCAAAAAGATAGACGATTTTGTGGCATACCTCAAAAGCCACCTCGGCGACGCTTACGTCTGGGGCGCACAGGGCGAAAGGGTAGACAACCGCGCTGACCTCGAAAAATGGGTGCGGCGCAAGGAAACTTCACGCCGCGAAGCCGACCGCGCCCTTGCATACATAAAAAAAGCCACCAAAACGCCGCTGTACGCCTTTGATTGCAGCGGCCTTATAATTCATTGGCTGCGTGACATAAAAGGGCTTATCGATGGCGATACAAGCGCCCAAGGCTTATACGGGCAATGTACCCAAAAGGGCAAGCTTGCCGCGTGGCAGATGCAGCCTGGCGACCTTGTATTTAGGTACAGCTTCGCCAAGGGCAAAATGGGACACGTCGGTGTATACGTCGGCAATGGCATGGTGATAGAGGCTAAAGGCCGCGATTACGGCGTGGTGAATCTGCACCTGTCCTTCGGCGGCTGGACACATCAGGGCAGACACCCCGCGCTGGCCGAGGATACCGCCCCAACCGTCTTTAAGCTGACCTCGCCCATGATGCGCGGCGAAAACGTCAAGGCTATGCAGGCCGCATTGAACGCCTGTGGCTACGATTGCGGCAAGGCCGATGGAATATGCGGCAAGGCCACAATGACGGCTGTAAGGGCCTTTGCAACGGCGCATACGGAGGTATAGCCCGTGGAATGGTGGGGATGGTGTGCATCAATACTGGGGGCGATTGTCCTTATCGCGCAAGGGATCAAGGCGATAAGGGACATAATTGCCCCCGCGCTGACCATGCGGGAGAAGCTGGAGAAGGTGCTTGAGCATGATACAAATGATTTGAAGCGGTTTGAGGAAATCAACACAAAATTTGCGCGGCAGGAGGTCACAAATCAGGCCATTATAACCGGCCTTGTGGCCCTTATAAATCACGAGATAGACGGAAACGGAATTGACGGGCTGAAAAATGCCCGCGCAGAACTTTTACAGCACATAATCGAAAGGAGATAAAAATGACGAACGAATTTTTTACTTGGGCAGTGCTTTTGACTTATGCGGGGGCGACCCTTGCTACCAGCCTTGTAACCCAGCTTATCAAGGGTGTGGGCTTTATCGACAAGATACCTACCCGCTTGACCAGCTATGTAATCGCGCTTGTGGTGCTTATAGCCGCCACCTTTTTCACGGGCGGCCTGACCCTTGAGGCGGGTGCGCTATGCGTGATAAATGCCGTGGTAGTATCTTTGGCCGCGAATGGCGCGTATGATGCCATAGCCCGCGACAAGAAATAAATTTGCCGCCGCCCCTCTGCGACAAAAATTGCCGGAGGTGATAGGCCAATGAGAAGCTGGCCTGTGTGGTGGACAAAAATATTTTGCAGGCCCTCTCCCGTGCGGAGTGGGAAGGGATAATCCATCAGCGGATTTTCAGCGAGCGTGACCGCTGGCTTGTAGCGCGGCATTTGCTTGACGGCGTGCCGTATGACCGCCTGACAGCGGAGTATCAGGCGCGGTACACCGATGCGCCGTTAGAGTATGACCAGATCCGTCGCCGATACAAGGCGGCGGAGAGAACCCTTATAAAATATGCCCCCTGATGGGGGCTTTTTTATTTTTTGGGGGCTTGACATATGCCTAATGCTGTGGTATTTTAATAGTGCCATCCGGCAACGGATGAGGATTGAAATATTTGATTTTTCGTTTTTTTGCGTCTGGGACGCATGTCACCCGCTTGCGGATGTGGATTGAAACATTTGACTTTAGGTTTTCAAGCCTAAGAAAAAAGATGCGCCGCCGTGCATCTTTTTTCCTTTCTCCAGCTATTTCACCCAACCCCAAAGATTTATCCAGCTTTTGGGACAGATTATCCGGTACATATAGGGCGGATTCCTCCAGTTGAGCCAGTCGAATATCCAGGCATCACCCCAGTCATTATCAGCCGCCAGTGCATCCAGCTCCGGTATCCGCTCATCTGACACGCAGTACACCCCGTAGCCCTCGTCCGTGATGTAGTGGCGTAAAAATTCCATGTGGTACTTTTCGGTTAAGGCTATCAGCGTGGCCTTGGTTCTTGGCATTCTTGCTTCCATTTTTTGTCCTCCTCAATCTTACAGTCGGCCTTCTTGCCATTTCGTCCCGACGTTTATCAGTATCGCTGTCCGATATGCGGCTGTGGCGGTTCGATAATCATCGGGGTCGATGTTAACCATCTCGCAGAGCATCTCCAATAGGCCTGTCTCATTGTCGGGGTCGTCGTCTATTGCGTCAATCAGTTCATCTGCCGTCGCCATGCGCACATCGCTGCGGGGGAAACCGTCCTGCTCGACAATCAATGATGTGATGATGTCGTCGCCGTACTTTTCGTGGGTCTTTGTGCCTTCAATCGCTTTGTATGCTTTCATTTTTTAACTCCCTTCGGGGCTTGTCGCCCTTGCTTTATCTTATGGCTATATTATACACCGGCTTGCACTATTTGTCAAGTGTTTGCTTGACAAAAATTAAAAATATTTTTGCACTACATATATATGCCGAAAGCCTCTGCCAATGCGGCCTTGTGCTTTTCGCGGATTTGGCTTGTGCCACATACCCAATCATGCACCGCTTGACGACTTATACCACAGGCCGCGCCAACGTCTTGTAGCGTTAGCCCCTTTTCGCGCATTTTTGCCGCCAGATAGTCACAATCCTCAAGGATGGGGGCTGCTTTGCCGCGATAAAAAGCCAAGTCCCACATACATTGCTGCTCCGCGCTTATGATTTTATCGCCGTCGTCAAAGTCCTCGGGCGTAAGCGGCTGTAATGCGTCGCTTATGGCGCGTTCAAGGGGGTGCGTCATTTTGCGGGCGGCCATAAGCCACCGCATGGACAGCGCGAAGCCATGTGCCGGACGGCGTTGCGCCTCCGCGAATAGCGCTGGCTCGCTAAACTTATCGGGGCTGATATGCCACATCAGCCCGTAGATATACCCAAGTGTCTTTACTGCTTCATCTCGCATTTTTTCTTTCCTCCTTATTTCATTGTTGCCTTGTAGGCATTGATTACCTCGCGCCCCCATTCGCCGCGCAATGTCCTGTCGCGGTTGTCTATCCAGTATTTCGCGGCGGTGAAGGTCTCTACAATCCATGTGATACAGCGCATTCCTTCCTCGTCAGCGCCAAGGGCCATTATATCGTCTATTTTTTCCTTGCGGATTGCATTTGCCCATGCGACCTGCTTCGGGGTTCCGCCCAGTTCGGGCCACTGTTTTTTCTTGCTTTCCTGCGCCGCCTGTGCGTCAATCGCCTCGCGCTCTGCCTGCTTGCGGGCCTTGTAGCATTCGGGGCATTCGCCGTGCGTCTCGTACCAGTTGATCTTGCGCTCACGCTCTTTGCCGGATCCAAACAGCTCTATCGTTGCAGTATGGCCGCAGGAAAATGTTACATCGTACTTCATAATTTTTAACTCCCTTCGGGGCATTGCCCCTTGCTTTATCTTATGGCCTTATTATAGCATGCAATTCCATTTTTGTCAAGTGTTTACTTGACAAAATTAAAAATATTTTTGCCCGCTAAATGCCCGCTAAATTCCCTCCCCGCGCCCTGAGCGCGGGGCATATTTTTTGCGAAAATTAAGGCATAAGGAGGCGAGAAAAAATGTGGAATCCTAACCCTTTTTTTGGCGGCTATCAGCAGCCCCAGCAGTACCAGCAGCGCACCGAGATTGCCCAAGTCAATGGCGAGGGCGGGGCGAAGGCATACAGCCTTGCGCCCAATAGCAGCATCCTGCTGCTGGATACCACCGCGCCCATAGTTTGGCACAAGTGTACCGACAGCGCGGGATATCCTACACTGACCCCGTACACCATCACACCATATCAGCCCGCACCGCCCGTGGACATAAATGACCTCGCGGCGAGAATATCAAAATTGGAGGACAAATTAAATGCCGAATCCCATACTGCAAGCAATGAAAGCTGGAAGCCAGCAGACCCCGCAAATATCCCCACAGCTAATCGCCCAGGCGAAAAGCATGATGGGAATGCCCGCGCAAATGCAGCAGGTAATGCGGATGCTCGGCGGGCGTGACCCCCAGCAGATGTTTTATAGCCTGTGCCAGCAAAAAGGCATAGACCCTGAAAGCATCTTATCACAGATACGATAAATCACGCGCGATTTATATACAAAAAAATAAAATTATGAAGGAGAAAAGACAATGGATAATGTACCCTCTTTGGCGGATATCGCCGCCGTAACGGACAAAAACGACGGCCTTGGCGGCAGCATGGGCGGAGGATTCTGGATATTCGCTCTTATCGTACTTTTGGCCATGATGGGCGGAGGCTTTGGCGGCTGGGGCAACCGTGGCAACGGTGACTACGGCCAGTACGCGACCGCAGCGACGCAGCAGGAAATCCTTTTCGGCCAGCATTTTGGCCAGCTTAATGACCGCTTGACCAACATCGGCAACGGCATATGCAGCCTTGGCTACGATATGCAGGGCAATATCGGCCAGCTGGGCAAGGAAATGGCCATCGCGCAGAATGCGACGAATATGACCGTTATGCAGTCCGCAAACGGCATACAGTCCCAGATGGCGGAGTGCTGCTGCGCCGTGCAGCGCGGCATGGATGCCATCAACGCCAATATCGACGCAAAATTCGCGGCGCTCGAAAAGGCGCAGCTTGAGCAGCGCATAGCACAGCTTGAGCAGGCTAATAACCAGCTTTTTGTCCGTGAGCAGCTGACGGGCGTGGTACGCTACCCCAACGGCTACACCTATAACGCCGGGAACAGCCCGTTTTGCGGCTCCGGCTGTGGCAGCACCTGTTGCTAACGCATGACACACCATCCGGCATTGCCGTGACTATCGGGGCGGCTTAGACCGCCCCTTGATTATGAAAGGAGAAAATTATGGCTTGTAAAAATATATGCCAGCTTTGCCCCCGCCTGATTATATCCCAGTCCGTGACATTTGTGGCAGGTACTGGGCTTATCATCAATCTGCCCGCAGGAGTGTACGCCAACGGCGAAAAATATTGCATCGTCGTGGCGCAGAGCATACCGGACACTACCACCATATCCGCGCCCGTATATATCACCATCGGCACAGGCACGGCACAGTATCCCCTTGCCAACCGCTGCTGCGCACAAGTCACTGCGTGCAGCATGCGCAAGCGCACCAAGTACAGCACCGTGGTATCCACCACCCCCACGGGCGGGACGTTTAAGCTGCTCGGCAACCCGCCTTGTGCGCCGAATAACGACTTGACGGGTCTGACTGGCGGAGCCGTCGCCGCCGTGGCGGAGGCGGCAAAAAAATGAAGCTAATTAACGACCTGTCCGACCAGATTTGCGAAGAAATCGCGGACGCTGAAAAGTATGCTAAGTGGGCGCTCGCGGTCAAGGACGATATGCCGACCGTAGCGCAGACCCTGTACACCATATCGGGGCAGGAGCTGACCCACGCATCCATGCTGCACGACCTTGTAGTCCGCGCCATATCGGACTACAAGGCCAAGCATGGCGACCCACCCGCCGATATGCTGACGCTGTATAACTATTTACACGGCAAGCAGATAGACAAGACGGAACGTGTAAAAAGGTATCAGGAGATGTATAAGGCGTAACCTATTTACACCAACCTCCGGCAACTTTGCGGCAACTTTTTATTGCCCGCTTGCGCTAACGACTTTTTGCAAAAATGCCTAAATATCTATGTTTTTCGGCACAATGGCGTACTTTGTTGGACAAAAAATCCTTGTAGCTGCCGGATACCAAAGAAGAAAAGCACTCATAAAAATGGGTGCTTTTTCTTAGTAAATTAGGCATTTTTTAATTACCGCCGTTGCCGTGCGCTTTGGGACTGGCAACTTTACGGCAACTTTTTTCAAATGCGCCCTGTAACTGTTCTGCACTGTATTTTTCCTTCTGCGCCGAAAGGTGTGAATATATTTCAAGCGTAATTTTTGCATTGGCGTGGCCTAAATACCTCTGCGCCGAAAGCACGTCCACGCCCGCGTTATACAGCACGCTGGCGTAATTGTGCCGAAGGTAATGCGGGGTTATGACTGATATCATCCGCCCGCCCTTTTCAATCGCGTCAATCTCCGGCGCGATATCGTACAGCCGCGCCATTAAATCGTCCCATAGGCGGTATCGCGTTGCATTGCGGTGATATGACCCCGTGGACGACGGTACTACATATGACTGCGGCAGACCGCGCACGGGGCGCAGCTTGTCCGCCAGTTCGCGCGGCATGGGAATCGTCCGCACGGACTTATCAGTTTTGGGTGCATCTATTTCCCCTGTCTTGCCGGCCGCCTGCTGCTCTATGTGAATTGTCCCCGCCTTTAAGTCAACGTGCCGCCATTGCAGGCCGCAAGCCTCGCCGTAGCGCATACCCGTGTAGTACAGCAGGGCAAGCATCAGCGTGCCGTCCTCGTCCATCAGGCGCAGAACCGCATCCGTCTCCGCGTCCGTTAATGCCCTGCGCGTCTCCTTGGGCTTGGATGGGATTGTAAGCCCGACAGTGATGTCACGCGGGATAAGCCCCTGACTATACGCCCGCTGAAATACCCCGCGCAGGATTGTAGATATGTTGCCTATTATGGCCGCGCACGTGTCGGCCTTGGCGTTCAGCAGCCGCTGCAAATCCTCCGTGGTGATTGCCGTCAGCCGCCGCCCCGCAAGCGCGGGGAAGATATGCTTATATAGTGCCGTGCGGTATGACATTTGCGCGGATACACCTATATGCGGCTGCTTATATACCTCATACCAGCTTAGCGCGTATCGGTCAAAAAGTATTCCCTCCGGTGCGGCGTTTGCGCCCGTGACGTACTTTTCCCGCGCCGCCGCCTTAGCCGCTTCAAGCTCTTTTTTTGTGCGGCCCGATACATACTTGACTATGCTTTTCCCGCTTGCGTCCGTGCCTACAGTTATTTTTGCACGGTAGCGCCCATCTTTTTGCTTCACCATTTCATTGCCCCTTCCTTCTTTTTATGATATAATAGGGGCGAGCGTAGTTCGGCTATATCTCGCTCCCTTTCCTTTGTACCGTGCGGATTGCAGCCGCACGGAATTTTTATAATCCCATCAAATCGTAAAATACATTCTCTGATATTATCTGCAAGTCCGCTCCCTTCGCGATTAAGCTTTCAGCTCTTTTAAGCTTGCTGCTTTTGCCGTCCTTGATTTTGCTGTAATCGCTCGCGCCCAAAATCAAAAAATTGGTGTCCTTGGTAACCCCGTTGTCGCACAGCCCGCCGACATTTACCACGGCCTGCGCCGCATCCAGGCGCACTATTTTGGCAAGCGTCCCTGTAAAGACACAATGCTTGCCGTATAGCGGGTGCATCTCGTCCACCGCCGTGCCGTCTGCCGTAAGTGCGTGCAAGTCTGGGCGGGTGCTGCCATGGCTTGCCATCGCCGCCGTGAAATCGTCCCTGCCTATGCCCGCGTCTATATGTGCCAGCAACGCCTTATAACAGTCAATCGTAGCATGGCAGTCACCTATGGCGCGATGGGCTTGCGCGTGGTCAACGCCAAGCGCATTCACAATGTCCCTAAGCCGGTGGTGCTTCAAGTCGGGCAGCACTCGCCGCGATATGCGCATGGTATCTATATAGCCGTTGCTCACGGGCGTTAAACCCTGACGTTCACAATTATCATAGATAAAATTGATATCAAAGTTGATGTTATGGCCTAAAATTATATCGTCGCCCAAGAAGTCACGGGCGGCGGGAAGCACCTCCGGCAGCGCCGGGGCGGCCGCAAGCATATCGTTTGTGATGCCCGTCAGCTCGGCGATAAAATCATCTATCGGCATGCCCGGGTTCACAAGCGTGCTATACTCCGCCGCTACTTCGCCGTGGCGGACGCGCACCATGCCGATTTCAATAATGCAATCCCATTCCGGATCAAGTCCGGTTGTTTCCAAGTCCAGCACAACAAAATCCTCCGGCAGCGCATTCACGGCCTTGCCCTTGTTTTCGCGGACTTTTGCAAGCTTTTTTGTCATGTCGTTCCTCCTGTCTTTTGTCTTTTTACAAAATTGAGCCTTTCATGCTCTGCGCAGCTTCTGCGTGCTGCCTAAGCCATCCCACGGCGGGGTTTAACACATCGCACAAAAACAGCCCTATCAATATCCCAGTTACGCTTACGCTGTATATCACCGCCCACCGAAGCCATTTGCCAAGATGCTGTATGCGCCTATCCTTTTCGGCAAGCAGTAGCCTGACTGCGGCTGTATACCTCTGTGTAGGCTCTTCGGCCTCCTGCGGCACGGCTCCGTAAATCTCATCTACAAAGTCGTGCATGGTTGCACCCAGCCCCTTGGTGACAAGTATCTCATACGTTGCCATTGGCGTTCCGGTCGTGCCTTGCAGCGTGCGGGTAAGCGTGGACGATGCTACACCGCTACGTTTAGACACCTCCTGCAAAGACAATCCACTTTTCTCGCGCATCCGTGCAAATGCTTCCGCGTACTTCCGATTATTGTCCTCAAAAATGCCCATTTCTCTCTCCTCCCCCATTTTCGGTATTACCCTTTTCTATTTTTTGAATGTGCTATTTCCATTTCCGACGCGCTCCGCCATTTTTGGTCATATCCATTTTGCCGTGTGTGTAGTATTTTATACTTGCGCATAGGGGCGCACCCGGGGGCGGCGCATCCTTACCTTGCTTCTCCACCGCCCCCCTCCACCCACCATAGATTATATGATGCATGGTGTCTGTGATATGGTATCATATCTTAACAATTTTTTCACGGAGGAAAAACAAATGGAACGGATTTATGTCAGCATCCCCGAAACGCCGCACATAACGCACTTTACTTCTCCGCAGTTTCCTTGTGGGACTGTGCTTGTAAATACTGCCGCGTCAGGGAAGCCGCCGCGAGTAGGCCGTCTTGGTTGGCTTCCTCCTGTGGTTGCGGAGCAGATCCGCGGCTTACGAGGTATACAGCAGCGTCAAGAAAAGCACGCTCAAAGTCCGAAGCTTTTCTGTATGCCCGAACAAGATACATTTCTTCGGCGGTGAAGTCGCCAATTTCTATGCGGAAAGCCACCTGTTCTGCCGCCTGTTTAACATTTTCGGGCACGCTCTCCCATCCCATAAGATAACCCGGCGGAACGTTAAGCGCTTTTGCCAGGGCTTCAATCTTCGCGGAGGGTATGGCAATTTTATTAAGCTCATATTTATTTATGGTGGACTTGCCAACGCCTATAATTTTTCCGAGTTCTTCTTGCGTCATTTCTCTCGAAAGTCTTACCATTTTAATTCTTTCACCTAACATATTTTTTCACCTCATTGATATAATACTATATAGTCGATTATAAAGCAACAATTTTTTATATTTTTTGTGCAAAAAAGTGATTGACAAGCTACTCCGGATGGTGTATCATGGTAGCGTAAAAAGAAACCAAAGGAGGTGTTTGGATGGTTGATACAAGGGCGCTGCATGGCGTGATTGTGGCAAAAGGTGAAACCCAGAGAAGTATTGCCGAGAAGATAGGTATGCCGCTTTCAACGTTTTGCGCTAAAATGCGGCGAAAATCATTCAATAGTGATGATATGTTCGCCTTGCGCCGCGTGTTGGGTATGAGTGACAGCGTGGCAATAGAAATTTTTTTTGCAGACGAGGTAGCGTGAGAATCTACCAAAAGAGCGCATAAAGAAGGAGGAAAGAGGAAATGAGGAAATGTGAGAATTGCGGGGCGAACCTTGACAGCGGAGAGCGCTGCGACTGCGAGCGCGACAGGGAGAAGCTTGATATGGCGATCGGGATGATAGCGGATGCCATATCCACCATGCGAGCAGCTGATTGGCTGCTGAGGGAGTGCGGGATTGTACCCTGCGCGACCCTCGACTATGACTGCGATATCATGGACACAGTGTACGGGCAGCACATTCAGATTCTATCCGGCAGGAAAGCCTTTGAGCGCATCACCGGCGAGAAGTGGAAGGAAGAGCAAGAGCCGGTGGGCGAGAAGTGGAAGCGGGCAGCGACCATATACCGTGGAGTAAAGATTACAGAGCTACAATGGGAGGGCGAGGGCAGTGGATTTTGAAAAGATACTGCGGGAGATGATACAGCAAGCCGTGGACGAGCGTATAAACGATGCCGCGGCGGTGGAAGATCGCATGGTGCGGGCGCACGGGGAGTACGTCCCCACCACACAGGCCGCTGAACTGCTGAATGTCAGCCCCGTTACCGTGCGGCGGATGCTGGCTGACGGGCGGCTGACAGGCACAGGCGGGGAAAAGCCGCTGGTGATGGTGCGTAGCATGGCGCACATGGCAGAGACGGGCAGGACGCGCAAGCAGAAATACCCTGATTTTGCCATTATAGGGAGGTAAGCTATGGCGAAGATGACGAGGGCTGAATTTATCGCCCGCGCCGTGGCGGACAGAATGAAGGACAAGCTGCGCGGACAGAAGGAAGCGTATTGGGTGCGGTCGGCACATATCGACGCGGAAAGGCGGAAGAAAAGATGAACGTATGGTATATCGCATTATGGGTGTACATGCTGGCGGGCGAGGCTATACTGCTGGTGATTGCTTTTGACATCTGCCGCAAGGAGGCGGCGAAGGGCAAAAAGAAAGCCCACCGAGGGAGTTAACAACGGTGAGCCAGATAAAGCCGCAGTCTTAAAGACCGCATTGATATTATAGCACATCAATGCCGTTTACACAAGCCGCGGCGGATAAAAAGCTTTTAAGCGACCGCACGTTAGCAAATTTAATCTATATAGATTATGGTCTGGTCGCCTGAAGATAAAAACAGCGCCGGGGCGGAGCTGTGATACCGCCCCAACAAAAAAGGAGAAGCAAGGCTATGAAGTATCTTAAAGTCTATACAGACTTTGCCGAGGCCATGGAGGCGCTTTCGGATGCCGAGCGGGGCCGTCTTTTCATGTCGATGCTGCAATACGCATCGACAGGCGAAGCGGGGACGCTATCGGGAGCCGAGCGATTTGTGTGGCCAATAGCAAAGCAAAATATAGACCGGGCGCAAGCCGAACTTGAAAAAAGAGCCGAAAACGGGCGCAAAGGCGGCAGACCGAAAAAAGCAAACGAAAGCGGGGAAAAGCAACCGAAAGCAAAAGAAAGCAAAAAAAAGCAAACGAAAGATAACAAAGACAAAGACAAAGACAATAATATTATCCCCCTATCCCCTAACGGGGATATCCCCCCTAAGGGGGAGCGCCCCCCAGAAAAACGCTTTGTCAAACCCACAGCGGACGAGGTACGCGCATACTGCGCAGAACGCGGCAATCACGTAGACGCACAAGCTTTTGTGGATTTTTATGCCGCCAAGGGCTGGAAGGTGGGCAGCGCACCCATGAAGGACTGGAAGGCGGCTGTGCGGACATGGGAAAAGCGGGACGCGGAGCGCAAGCAAGCCGCAACGCCGCGCCCTAACCGCCAACGGGATTTTGGGAACAGCCGCGTATACAGTGCGGCAGAGATTGACAGCTTAGGGACAGACTTGCTGGGAGGTGGATAAGATGCACACATACGAGCTAATCGAGATAAATTGCGGCGTTACAAAGGCGCTGTACACCGCAACCAGCCGCCAAGACTTATACAGGGCATACCGTGCGGCATGCCAGCGCGGAGGGCTTGTACGCATGCGGATAGATGGCAAGACAATGCGGATATATCAGGCGGACGGTCACGCGCCCGCCGAGACGCGGGGAGGGAGAAGATGAAGCGCACATACACCCCACCAACCGTGCCGCTTGAGGACGCAGAGCAGCGAATTATTTTTCAATGGGCGGCAATGGAGACCGCCGCCCACCCAGAACTGGGGCTGCTGTACGCCATACCCAACGGCGGCAAGCGGGCAATTAAGACCGCGATTGCGCTGAAAGCGCAGGGTGTTAAGTCAGGCGTGCCGGATATGTGCTTGCCCGTGGCGCGTAACGGGTATCACGGGCTATACATTGAGCTAAAGCGGCAAAAAGGCGGCACGGTGAGCGAGACGCAAAAAAGCTGGATAACCGCGCTTGCGGGGCAAGGCTATAAGGCCGTTGTTTGCAAGGGCGCGGAGGAAGCGATAGGGACGATAAAAAACTATTTGGGGGAACGAAAGGCATGAAATTATATTTTTGCACGGACGATTTGTGGGGGTTAGAGCTATGTGTTGCAGCGGAATCGCGGAGGAAGGCGAAGAGCATGTACTGCGATTATTACGATCCTTCGCTCGATTTTACCATGGTACACACATACATAATGTGCCGCGATTATGAAGGCCCTGCGGGCGCGTATGAGGTGCCAAGTCAGGCGTGCCGCGCTTGCGGAGCAAGGCTATAAGGCCGTTATTTGCAGGGGCGCGGACGAGGCGATAGGGACGATAAAGGAGTATATATGGGAGCATACATCAACAAGGACTTGAAGGAGCTTATCATCACCCTTGCTTCGGTAATTGGCTTTAGTGACGTGCTGGTCAAGACCGGCCGGCTGCACCCCGAGGACGAGGACGCAGCAAAACTGATGATGGGCGCGGCCACCACGATATCACAGCACCTTTTGCAGGGGCGGGACACGGAGCAAGTGACGGCCTTGCAGCGTCAGGCAGGATTTTACGAGATTATCGCCGTACCTAAGACCTCGGCGCGGATAGACAAGGAGTTTTATATCTGCCCGCGCGAGGACTTTGAATCACTGGTGATAGACGATTTTTCAAACCCTTGCCCGTTCTGTGAATTGGAGGGAAAGGAGGTGCGTAAATGCGGCCGCCGCAGGGCATTGATACGGTGCGGCGTGGTCGGGAATACGGAAGGCGAATGCCCGTATAAGGGAATATAAAAATAACGGCGAGAAAAATACATAAAAAGGGAGGTAATGAGGAATGACACGCGAAGAAGCAGCAAAAATACTTGAAAAGCAGTTTGATGAATCATGTGGGGATTACAGATATCAAAATAAAGACAAACTGAATTATGAAGATGCATTATGGCTTGCAATCGCCGCCCTCCGCGAGCAAAGGGAGGGAAAAATGGAATGGATAAGCGTGAGGGATAGGCTACCTGAAGACCAAGTGGAAGTGCTGGTGGCTACCAGAAGTAAAAATGGCGTGCGGAATATTGACAAAGGGTATTTGGCAATCGACCACTTTATCCATCGTGGACATGCCGAGGTTACGCATTGGATGCCGCTGCCCGAGCCACCGAAGGAGGACAAATGATGAACGTTTTGCACGAGATGGTGTACAAGGGAAGCCGATGTGAGCCGCAGGTTTTAGCCCACGGCGTTTACCACGGACGAAATTATTATGTTATCAGTTATGGCACGCACCCGTGCGCATACGTTGATGTGTCCGACCTGTTGAGCATGACGCGGAAAGAACAAAAATATATAGAAGATGCAATAGACTGCCACGGCGGGGTAACATACTCAAGTGCGAAGCTTGTGGTAGAAAATAAAACAGGTTGGTATATAGGATGGGACTATGCTCACTGTATGGATTACAGCGGATATATGCCGCGTGAATCGCTTACTAAGAAGTGGACGACCCGCGAAATGGTGAGTGAGTGCAAAAGGGTGGTAGACCAAATCGAAGGGCTTATAAAGGAGCTAACGAAGGAGGAAAAGCAATGAGTACATATATACGCGCTGTTGTTGCAGCCAAGGCGATGGCAGATAAGTACGGCATACCGCTTGGCGATTTGGTAGACACATTAAGCGATATCCCCGCCGTCGATGTTGCCCCGGTGCGGCGCGGACGGTGGATCGAAGAGGATGGCATACAGATTTGCTCAGAATGCGGCGAAGAGCATGAATGGGAAGATTACAGAGCGCCGTACTGCGATACCTGCGGAGCAAAGATGAACAAGGAGGAAAGCTAATGGCAAAGTGGGAAGAAATGCGCTTTAATATCCTGCGTGATTATTACATAGCAGCACAAAGGCGGCTTAAATGGGCGGTGAAGCACGACCGCCCGTGGGAAGAAATCGAGGACAAAAGTTACGTGGTCGCTGCCCTTAAATGGGCGGAGGAACGGGCCGCAAAGGCGGTGAAGGAGGAAGGACAATGACACAGTACGCAGATGCAGACGAGCTGCTTGCAATGTATACGTTTGACAACGATGACGAACTGAAAGACCTAAACGAGCGCGGACATGTGCCGCTGCCCGTGATACGCGAAAATATCAAGGATTGCATAGTGCCGGACGTGGAAAAGAAGCTACGCGAGAACGATGTACTTGCGGGAGTGCTATATATGATGGGTAAGGCTACAAACGTTGTAACCGAACCAGAGCTTAAAAAACTTGTTACGGGGCTAACGGGGAAAGATGAAGAATTCTACAAGGCGGTTGACGACTTTGTCGCAAATGAATGCGAAAAGAGACGCTTGGAGATGGAGGCAGAAAAATGAAACGAGCAATAGCGATGGCAATGTTAGCCCTGCTAATCACATCTGCGTGCGGATACGTAAACGGAGAAACCACGGAGATTAGTAATAAAGGGCGAGTGCAAGTAATCGAGACTGGCGCGACGCATGTAATATATGTTGACACACTAACGGGCGTGCAGTATTTGCGCGTATATAGCGGCGGCGTATGCGTGATGGTGGATGCAGACGGCAAGCCGCTGACATGAGCAGGGGAGAAAAACTATGAAAAAGATACGGACGATAGATGACATCATCGATGCGGATTGGGAGGATATCAAGTGGTGGCGCGAGCAAGGCGCGAATCTTGACCAAGTGGGCGAGCTGTACGGCATAACGGGCGGCGCGCTGGCAAGGTATGCAAGGCTGGCGGGCGTGGATATACCACGGCGCACAGATTATAACCCGTTGCCGTCCATAGAGGATATACAGCGTTTGCGCAGCGAAGGGGTAAAATGGGCTGACATAGCCGCGAAGTATCATGTATCGCGCGACCGACTACACAGCTACGCGCAAGAGCATGGCATAGATACGCGCTTGGTGCGCAAGCCCACACTGACACCAGTGGACTGGGATGACGTGAGCAAGCAGCGCGAGGCGGGCAAGACATGGGGCGATATCGCAGAGCCGTATGGCATAAGTGGCCCGACGCTGCAAAAGCGTGCGGGCAGGCGCGGCATTGCCATTAGCCCCAGCAGGTACGACAGGTTAAATGCCATGCTTGACCCTGACTGGCCAGGCTGGCAAGACGTGAAGCAGATGCGCGAGCAGGGGGGGAAATGGACGGATATTGCCGAGCATATCGGCGTGACTACCGTGACCTTGCGCAGGATGATGGCGCACTTGGCGCTTCGCGCGCCGACAGGCGATGCGCATAAGTATTATGACGGCGCAAGCCCCTGCGAGAAAACCCTATACTCCCAGACACTGTGCTGGTCTTGCGCCAATGCTGTGCCGGACAAGTCGGGCAAGCGCGGGTGCGCATGGAGCAGGAGCTTTAAGCCCGTCAAGGGTTGGGACGCGGACGAGACGCGGCTATACAGCAACAAGCCGACGCAATCGTACCATGTGCGGCAGTGCCCTGAATTTGTGCGGGGATAGACGATGATGCCGCGGCGGGAGGGGGTATCAAAATCCCTACGCCGAGGCGGCCCGTACCGCGGGCCCCTCAACGGAAC